CCCAGACCTCTCGGTCTGGGTCTAGAAATGATTCCGCATTCGATCTGAATGCGCCCTGTCTCTGCTCTAACCTTCTGGATGTTTTGCATTCATGGTAGTCCGTCATCGCAATCGCAATGTATCTGCTGGGCCGGGTGGCCATTGCTACCCGGTACCTGGATATGAAGACGTCCTCTCGGTCGTTGACCAAGGGGGCATCTTCAACGGATGGGATGATTGTTACGATGTCGCTGATAATCCTGGGGGAGTGAATTACTTCTTCCTCCAGTCTAAAAGCTTCAACGCAGGATCATTCTCTGGACGTGACGGGCCCTATTACGACGCGCTAGGCTGGATTATTTCAGCTGATGCGTCTTCGTTTCAGGACCTCATGGACGTACCTACCGATAATACCGTGATGACGAATGCTTTAGCGAAAACTGCACCATACGTGGCCGATTGGTCCGTTATGAATGCAATTTTCGAATTAAAGGATTTTCGTCATCTTCCCTTTTTGATTCATGACATGGGTCACGATATTCTCCATGGCAAGCTGACACAGGGTGGACTCTTTAGGGTTTCCAAAGGAAGGAATGTCCCTCAAGATTTCGCCGGTGACTACTTGTTCTGGCAATTCGGAATCCAGCCATTGATCTCTGACTTGAAGTCTCTTTTAAAGTTCCAACAACGCAGTGATGCGCGTGTTAAGGACTTTAATTCGATGTCCAAGCCAGGGGGCGGTACTAAGAATGCGACGATATACAATAGGACGTCTGACCGGGTTTATACCGGTTCGCCTTATTGTACAGGTGTATACGGGGCTGTAGCTAGATACAACGTGTATCTTTCTACTACTAAGAAGAAGTGGGGATCTGTCCATTGGGAGATCCCTGCCTCTAACTTACCACCTCGTACCGATCCCGAGTATGCTTACTTAGCCGCTCAACTAGCTAATGGCGCGCGTATCACTCCTGACACATTGTGGCAGGCGATGCCGTGGACATGGCTCTTTGATTGGTTCAGTAACATGAACGACTTTATTAAGTTGTCCGCCAACACAATAGGTGCCGTTTCCGGCAGATATTGTGTAATGGATTACACTCGGGTCCAGTGTCACGTCGATTCCGGCGTGCAGGGCTTTAATGGCACTGACGGTGCTTACTACTATTATAAGCAACGTACACCGACCGCTTTCGTCTATCCAGAAGTCCGCTTGCCGTTTCTTTCGAATCAGCAAGCGGGGATCCTCAGTGCGTTGGCTGTTCAACGCGCTCCCAGAAGGTAGGGAACACGTTAACAATCTTCGCACCAAGGAGTCGAAGTTATGTCTCTCGCAAATCCGGCCGTAATCACCATTAACTCGGTGGCTTACGACCTTCCTAAGATCAATCAGGACAACTACGGTAGTGAATATCTCTACCGTGGTACGACCTTTGAGGTTCGCCTCAAAATTCGCCACTCGAAAGAGGCGGTGAAAGCCGGGACAACTCCGATGATGCGCCACAANGTGGACATCGTTCAGACTGTCTATGCTACGGTCGACACTCCGATCATTACTCGTGAAGCTTACCTCGTTATTCGAGGCGAGTATAACGACGCTGATCTGAATGTATCCTATGTCACGCAGGGTCTCGTTGATTTTATCACCGATGCCCATATCCTTGACATTCTAGCCTGGCAGTCGTAATGGCTGCCGTCCTCGATTTTGTACGAGGGCATCCGAGGGAATTTTCTCTTCTGCTTGGTCTGATTGGTGTTTGTTTTTCACCGATCTTCCTTCGCCGTAGGAAATAATTCTCTTTCGGTTAAGGCTTTCGAGTCTTAGGTGAGAGACCAGAGGTCAATCCAAACAAAGGTGTTTAGAATGACTAAAGGCTCTGTCTTCGACTTCGTAGGACTCTACGCTGCACTTCTTAAAGATGTTGCAGCATATCTTCCTACAACCCAGAGAGAGTGGGATCGCGATCTATTGCGTATCACTACCCTCAGTCAAACTAGAGGACCCACCGTGTTTACGATGGATCTTCCTGCGATGGGAAAGAAGCTTGATGCTGCTCTCTCTCGCGGTCGTCTCGATCTGAAGGGTATGCCCTGTTCAGGGCCTACCCATTCAGGTTCCATGATTCCCAG